ATAGAGCGTAATAAACCATAACACACGCTGCCACTTGCGTAGTGAGTGGTCATGTCGTGGTTGTGACTTAATACCTAGCTGCAAATAGCGCATTGAGTTTTTAATAGTATCCATTATGATATTTTACTTTGTTGATATTGTAGCGAAGCAGTTGTAATGATGTTTACAGGGAATGTACCACCACCGCCTACGTTCAAGAATAGCCTGTGCTTTGCAGGTACTGCGACATTCACACCCACCGTAAAAGTGAATGCGGTTGTGTTGACCGTGTTAAGTGCTGTGATTGCGCTTACCGCCGCAACACCCGCAATCTTAGTCATGGCAAATGAATACTGGCCTGTGGCGTAAGTGCCTGCATTAGTATCCCAAATAGTCACATTCAATAGGCATGACCACAATGTGTCATTAGGTAGCTCAATATGTTCATTAGTGATACCTTCAATGTAATAAAAGGCATTACCCGCTGCTGCATATGAATCCTTTCTATGCAGTATAACCGTGCCTGATTGCGCCCATCCCTTCTCTACAAATGTACTACCATCACGAAAACCACCACCTAAGTGCATACCGGGTAGATTGGTGTAGACGTTTTTGCCAAGTAGGTTACTACCTTGTACGTTCTTGTACAACTCAAGCGTATTACCTACGGCTAACATGTCACGGTTACCAATCTCAATGGTTACGCTATCGCCATTAATTACACTATTAGTGATTGACCTTGTTTGCTGTGCGGTCTTAGTTACACGAGGTGCTGGGTTAGTGGTAGTACCTGCTACGTTTGTATTTGGTCTACCACCGCTCGGAATGGTTGCCCAACAAATTGCCGTGCTTTCATCCCAATTATAACCGTAGCGTGTGCAACAATCTTGTGTAGCATCCACAGGGTCACCATTGCTATCTACAAAGTTTACTTCGCCGCCAACAGATATGGTTGAGGGCGTTGCGCTACAGTCTTCGACATCTTCAAGAAACTTAATCAGCTTTACCGATGTGCTTTCTTGCATCCCCACTTTATAGTCATTAATCTCAAGTATGCGCCAGTAACAATTCTCTATCCATATTTTGTCGCTAAATTGAAACGTAAGTATGTCTTTAAGGTCAAGCGCAAACGAAGCCTCCATGATTCGCGCATCAGGCGAATACAAAGCATTCATGTAGGTACGCCAGTACAGATTGAATAAGTTGTTGTATGGATTTGTTGTGATACCGTATGGTGGTACTTCAGGTGCCCAGTTCAAATCAAAATCATATATATCAGGATTAATAGCACTGTAATGGTTTAGCAAACGAATACTACCCGGCACTACCGTGGCTGTACCGTCATCATAAAGAAAACCCTCAAACGTGCCCGCATAGTATAAACATCGCATGCCGGGATTTACAAACTGCAATTGTTCATTGATGAACATAGGCATTATGATATCTGTGCCGTTAACAGGTGCGCATGGAGTGGATTGCGTTACAAGTTTTATGGATTGATCACCTATGGCAAAGTCACTAGACTCAATGTTAGGATTGACCGTGTAACCTACTACTTCATAGTCACCGTACACACGATTGACATTCTTGTATACCTTGCTCAAAGTGTCTTCACCTGCGCTGTACGTAAATTGAAACTTAGCTTTTTGCAAGTCAACCGTGCTGCTAATTGTAATGTCCTTTGATGTGTCTAGCTTTGATGTCCAGTCAAGAAGATTGCCACTACCTAGGTAACTATTTTGCGGTACTATCTGCACTCTGTTTGGGCGTGTCCTATCCGATACGATTGCGCAGTTGTGCATCTTGAGTACATCGGTTACAAAATCAATCTGCTTAACATCGGGGGCATTAAGGTCAAAGAAGAATGTTTGGCCGTATTTAAGCTCGATGTCTATTAGTGACCATGTACCTGTAATAGTCCAAAAATCTAACTGATTTGGGCTGCTATTGGTAAGAATCAATTGAACAGTGCTTCCTGCATCAATACCAATGCGGAATGTTAATATACGTTCTACAGTACTTGGAAAATCTTGTATAGCTGTAACGGTATTAAGATTGGGTATACTAACCCCATCAACTAATACCCCTGCGCCGATTCCGCATTCAGCTTGATTAGTACTTACGCTTGTCAATTGCAACACTACTTGAAACGTATAGTAGCCCTCCGATGGTGTAGTGTAGGTATATGTAGCGGGATTGTAATCACCACCATTGTCATAGATTTCAGTATCAGCTACCAAAATTGATGGTGCGCCCGTTAATAATCCTTGTGATACTGTGGTGGATGCTTGAAAAAGCAAATCATTAAACGAATCACTTGCTACTGGTCTTTGACTATTAAGCCAAGGCATGAGGTACTCGGAAATAGTACCCAACAACGTACCTGCTTCCAACTCAAAACCCGCATCGGCAATGATTTGAGTAAACAAATAACTCCATCCAAGTGCAGGTGTAAAATCACCCGCGTAGATTGGGCTTGTACTTTCATCTATCGGGCGTGTGCCTTGCTGATTGCCTGCACTCCATAACTGACCACGCTCTAATACTGTCCATATACCGGGTATGGTACTGTTCGCAATATTATCATAGGTCATGTTTTGATTTAGGTTAGGCAGGTCGGTAATATCCTTGAGCTTTTTTTCACCGATGTTACGCACTAAATCAGGAGTTTCAGCATAGAACGCTAACTCAACTTCATTGATACGGTTGTTCTGCTTGTATACCTTACGCACTCGCACGTAACCGAATGAGATAGGCAAAGTGTCTACACGTATTTCAGCGGGTAGCTTGTAGTGAAAAAAGTTCGTATCCCCTGCGCTTACATTCACATCGAATAATGCACCTAACGCAAGTTGATTTGTTTCGCTGAATGGTACTCTGAACTCACGGCTGAATGCACCCTGTGCGGTGAAGTTGTTAAGGTCTTGAAACTTCCAATTTTGCGAGATGCTCTCGTTAACAAATAGGTCAAGGTATACCTCAGTTGAAGCATCAGGCCTTACTATTAATTGTACTTCTCCGTTCATGCGTTATGTCCAGTATTCGTTTGCTACTTTAAATTTGATTGTCACGTTATATAGCTTACCGTCACGTATCTTCTTTTCAACATAGCTCGTATCTTCCATGTTTACAGGTATCTCAATGGGCTTGCCTTGGTCTGTGCTTAGCCATGTGACCTGATTACTTACCATCATGGAACGCAATAGTGTAAATTCACCTTCACTAATATAGTCACTCGTTGCTGTTATTACTTGCTCAACAAGATTGCGTCTATCTGTTTTGCCACGATCATTAGTGCTAAAGATGGTAGTTGTACCATTAAACAACACTTTACGGTATGGCTTGCGTTGGATTTCGTTTGATACCTCTGACTTCTTTGTAAAGTTAAAGTAATCCCAACCGCCGCGACTGTTAACCCATCCTAATCTAATCTTATCCCACCAACAATCCGATTGACCGTATGCCTTTGCATTGTAGAATATGTAGGTTTCACTTACTGAATTATTTGAACTATTACGTATTACCACTTGATAGTATCTCCAATTAGGAAATAATGAAGGTTTTACCGTTAAGCTTGTCCAGTCATTAAGGTTGCCAGGATATACAGGCAATCCTTCAATATCGTATCCATTCAATGGTATGCTTTGCGATGTTGGTACACCTGTGCTTGATAGTATTTGAATAAGAATATTATCCGCTGCGTTGTTGCTCAAATAGGAATCGTTACCAGGTATGCACAGCACGCCGTAGTCGGATTCAAATACAGGAATCATTACGTTGTTATTCGTAGTCAAGAATGTTGCAGCCAAAGGCCAATTGTGAGTGCCTATAATACGGTCACTCATTGCATATGATGTGGCATTTGTCAAGGAATACTTGACGGCTGCGTTTCCACTTTCAGGTGATGGCTTATAACCGTCCTTTACTTGATAGTATCCATTAATGATAATGCCATTTGTACCATTGACTTCACTGCCTTCATTCTGCGTTAGCACTCCATTGACTATCCACCATTCACTAAGTGTAAAATCATATGTGATTTTGCTCGCATCGTTTTGCGTATTGTCAGTATCAAGGTGGTAATTAAGTGGCTCGCTGTTGCGCATATCATTGACTAGTGATTGCATGTCGAAGTATAGGTTACCATCGGGCGCAGCCGCTACATAAAAGTTGTATAGCGTACCATCAATATCTATTTCCACACCGTAACGAAATCCAACCTGTGCAGTATTGGTGCTGCTTGCTACTATCATAAGCTTTTGCCCACGTACGGCCCACTCATATGGTTGGTCTATTATTGTAATCATCTATCGTTTGTTTAAGAGTAATCGTTGTTCAATTCCTTTTATGTAGCCTTCCATTAACTTGTCTTTGTATTCGTCCCATGTATCATCTATGGCTTCGCCGTAATAGTTGATGCCTTGTATACCTTTTTCGCCTATACTTTTTGCGATGGCATATGCCGCACTCTTAATTGCGCTTTCAGTTGACTTAATAAATTCGCCTTGCCTGTTGCGTAGCTTAATAGGTTTAAGCTTTAACCATTTTTCAATGGCGCTAACAGGCGGCATCTTCGCCCCTGGTCTTCTGCCGAACTCAATCACATCTGCATACTTGCCCGCTTCATCATTGCTTACAGTAAAGTCAATAGTGGGCTTGTTGTACCGTATATTGATTTTATAGTATAGCGATCGTAACAGATTACCACTTGCAACACGGTTGACCATCTTACCGCGCACACGACGTTTGATGCGCAGGTTAGATTGCGCACGCTCCACTACTGCAAGCGCATACTCGTTTAGTATTTCTTCAAACTCATCAGCCATTAAATCAATGTCAGATTTAGCATTGATGCAGCAATGGTGTAAGCTTCGTTATTCGAGTCGCCACTACTACCCCAATCGATGTAGGTTTGCCCATCAAATATTACTTGCCCATCGTAGATGTTACGCCCATCTACATCGCACAGGGAATATACCAGTGCAGCTGTTGCAGTCAAATCATCATAGCTAATGTATAGCTTCATGCATACGGCGGTTTTCGTTTCACCGTTACTCCAAATATCTAGCGGTTGTATATCTCTCATAATTATATTTTTTCAAGTTGAATAAATGTAGCGTTTCCGTATACGGTGGCCGTGTTCCCGTTCGAAGTTGTCACAAATGCTGGTGTCAAATTGCCCGAGTTCGCACCCGTGCTAATAAATATTTCAATTGTGGTCAAGCCTGTTTGGGTAGCCGCTTGGTTAAGTCGTATGCCTAACGCGGTTCCACTCGTTACCGCTTGCCATTGCATAAATTGACCCGAAACGCTAGTACTCGATAGTTGCCCAACGTTCATTGTTGAGCCTATCGGATAAGTGAATAGCAAGCTGAAACCTGTCGTACTTAAGAAACCAGAGGACACGACCAGTCGACCGATGTAGGTACTGTTTGCATCAAGTGCTAATTCGCATCCTGTAATGCTCACAATCGTAGTAGTCAATGCGCTTGTTAGAGTAGTCGTTTGCACACCACGTAACAAACCAAGTTCACTTTTTAAAGTAGCAAGTGATATAGCACTTACCGTATTATCTGCATTGATGCGTACGTATCGTATAGCAGATGGGTTAGCAAGTGTTGCAAGGTTAGTACCTACCGTAGTAAGTCCGATGCTATCTTGCTTACCATTAAAGGTAGACCAATCCGCGCTACTTAATGCACCACGATTTGCCGCACTGGCAGTTGGTAAGTTGAACGTGTGTGTAGTGCCTGCGCTACTTATTGCAAAATCAGTCCCGGCTGTGCCTGTTGCAAGGTTTTGTGTGCTTTCAGTTAAGCCATTTAAAGAACTTATTCCGATTGCATAAGTACTATGCACTTCACCTATGCGACTTGCCTCCGTATAAAGTGTTACCGTTTTACCATTGGTATTTTGAATATCAAACTCAATGTGTACGCGGTCGGTTGCAAGTGTGACCGTGTTAGGTACTGAAATGCCAAACGTGTACAGGTCTATCACGTTTCCATTTGTGATTTGCTCAACTGGTGAAGTACCTATGAGTGTAAAAGTAGTGCCGTTGTATGTGTATAGTTTGGCAACTATTTCGGCATTGTTTGAGCCGCCACCTGTTTCACTTAAGTACACATCAATTGTCCATACGCCTGAAGGCAAAAGAAGATGGTTAGGACTACCAACATCCGTAATAAAGCGGGCAATTGCCCCTGTTGTGGCACGTGTAAAGTTAGCAGCCGCTCCACTACCTGCCGCTGTGCCTAATTGATAGAATGGGTTACCACCTATTGTACCTTGTGAGGTGTTGCCGTTAAAGTAAAATATTTGCCCACCACCACCACCTGTTGAAGGTAGCGTGCGTAGTGCGCCTGTACCATCTATGTATTGATCACTTGTACCATTTGCCGCAACAGCAAGTGTACCTGATGTGGTCACGGGTGTACCTGTTACACTAAATGCAGGGTTTGCGGGTGCAGGCATTGAAAGACCAACTGATGTAACTGTACCACCTGTTGACGGTGTGCTATTAACCCATTCTGTCCCATTGTAAGATAGCACCTGCCCATTAGTAGGTGAAGGTGCATTAACATCCGATAAGCTATCAAGCGTTGTTGGTATGGTTGGTTTGTTGAGAATCTCAGCCACACCACTAACCGCATTCCAATCTGAGTTTACCTGTGCCGCAGGTATGGTTGGCTTATTCAATATTTGATAATCACCACTTGAAGCATTCCA